AAAACATGGTATCAACAAAGACTACCGGCGTTGAGCCACGCGAAGCTAAGATTTGGACACAACGGGAAATTGCCGCCCTGTCTATGGATGAGTATGATCGTTATGAAGCAGAAATTGATCGTGCCATCGAAGAAGGACGGGTAGCAAGATAAACTTGTCTTTTAGGAGATTTTAATCATGGCTTATAATGTTTCAGATCAGTATTTTGAGCCAGCAACTGATACAAATGCGAACTTTGCAAACTCAGTTTCTGGTCAAGCTAACTCGTTCTTCCTTCCTGCTGTCTATTCAAAGAAGGTACTTAACTTCTTTCGGAAAGCTTCAGTAGCGGAAGCAATTACTAACACCGACTATGCTGGTGAAATTACTGCTTACGGTGATACAGTACGTATCATCAAAGAGCCGGTAATCACCGTTTATCAGTACGAGCGTGGTGCAGACGTAACCTCAACTAAGTTGACCGATCAAGAAGTCACTCTCGTTGTCGATACGGCGAACGCATTCAAGTTCATCGTTGACGATATCGAAACTTCTATGTCTCATGTCAACTTTAAGGAAGTCGCGTCTTCTTCAGCCGCTTACGCACTGCGTGATGCTTTTGATGAAGGTGTGATTGCCACTATGTTTGCTGGCGTTTCTGCGGCTACTCCGAACCACATCCTTGGTTCTGACAGCGCTACTGACTTGGCGGCTGGTACTTTTGATGGTGTTGGTAATCTTGATATCGGCTACGCTTCTGGTGAGCATGATCCTATTGACGTTCTTTCACACATGGCGCGTCTGCTTGATGAGCAGAACATTCCAGAAGAAGGTCGTTGGTTCCTTGCTAATCCTGAGTTCTACGAGCAACTGGTACAAAGTAGCTCTAAGCTCTTGAGCGTTGACTTCAATGCAGGCCAAGGCTCCATCCGTAATGGTTTGGTAAGCTCTGGCAAGTTGCGTGGTTTTGATATGTACAAGACCAACAACATTGCGGCGACTACATCGGCGGCTGGTAAGTGTATTGCTGGACACATCTCATCCACCTGTACTGCACAAACTATTGTGAATACAGAAGTGATTCGTGATCCATCAAGTTTTGGTGATATTGTACGCGGCCTCCATGTATATGGTGCTAAAGTACTCCGTCCAGAAGCCCTCGTTTCGGCTTTCTACGGTATCGACTAAAAACAATAGGGGGATGAAATACTCCCCCTTTTCTTTACTGGAGATTAGTAATGCCACAGATTGGAAGTGAACAACGGCCAATTAGAATGAGTCCTAAAAGAACAACTAAGGTAAGCGGTCAGTACCTTAAGCATGAAAACCGTCAAAAATACGAAGACAACTATGATCGTATTTTTAGAAAGAAGGAGAGTGTGAATGGATCACGGTGACAAAAAGAAGATGGGTAGAAAAGGCGCTATGGGTGGTATGTATGCTCGTGCTAAAGCTGGAGACGGCGGCATGAAAAATCGTTCTATGTATATGGAAGGCGGTAAAGTCTACAGCAATATCCGTGATATGGAAGAAGCTCATAAGGGGCCTGACTATAACGAGTCTATGCGTCAAAAATGAAAGTCCCTGCTCCTGATGGCTACCACTGGATGAAGAGTGGTAAAAGCTACAAACTAATGAAAGACCCTAAAGATGGCTTCAAGCCCCACAAAGGTGCTAGTAAGTCAGCCAGCTTTGAAATACAAAAGGTTCATAAAAAATAATGGCGACTACATACCTACAGCTTACTAACGAACTACTAAGAGAAATGAACGAAGTTGTCTTAACTTCAAGTAATTTTTCTTCTGCTATTGGAATACAGGCGCACGTAAAAGACTGTGTTAATCGTGCATATCTTGACATTGTTCTTGAAGAACCTCAGTGGCCTTTTCTTGCTGTAGGTGAAAGCGGTGCTACAGATCCGTTGTATGGTAATGTAACTGTAGAAACTGTTGCTAATCAGCGTTGGTATGAACTAAAAGCTTCAAGTTCATCTTTGGTAGATGATTATGGCTATATAGATTGGGATGACTTTTATTTGACTACGGTGGGTGTATCAGGCGAAACAGCCCCTTACGTTAGTAAAAATTTAAGGTTTATTACTTTAGAACAATGGAAAGACTATCATCGTGCAAAAGAAAATGCTGATGATGCTGAAAATGCTAATGGTGGAGAACCAAAAAGAGTATTTCGTAGTAGTGATGGACGTAACTTTGGATTGAGTCCGATACCTGACAAGGTATATCGTATTCATTTCTTTGCGTTTAATCAAGCTACAGAACTATCAGCTTACAGCGACGTAATTGTTTTTCCAGATGTATATAAAACTGTATTGCTTGCTAGAGCCAGATACTACGTGCATCAGTTCAAAGAAAACATTCAGCCAGCCGCATTAGCCTTAGAAGACTATCGTAGAGGCTTACGGCTTATGAAAAATGCTTTGATGATGCCTACACCCGACTATATCAAAGATGATCGCATGAGGCTTGTCTAATGTCTCAGGCTTTTGGTTTTTCATGCAAAGGCGGTCTGAATACAAACTTAAACTCTATTGAGATTTTAGGCAACCCCGGTTTTGCAAAAGTACTAGAAAATTTTGAGGTAGACCCAGACGGAGGCTATAGACGAATAAATGGATTTACAGCCTATGGTACTGCTCGCCCAAATGGTTCTAATGCTGTTTTGGGTATTCAGCCTTACGGTGATGGGGTTGTTGTGTGTTCTGGTACAGATATTTTTTTTAGTAATGATGGCGATTCGTGGCTACAAATAAATAGAAGTGCAGTTTCAAACAGCGGTGATAATTATACAGCTTTTACAGGCCGATCAACTTTAACACGCACAGATCAAGGCCAATGTCAGTTTGCGTTGATTGAAGGCGCGGCATATAATTATGGTCAACTTGTAATTGCAGACGGTGCAAATAAATTATATATATTTCGCATGGAGGGTACGGGACTTTTAAACACTCGTACATTTTTTGCAGAAGAAGTGGCTGTAAACGGCACAAACGCGGTTAAATATATTACAGTCCACGACCATCACCTTATTGCTTCTGGAGTAGGCAATAATTTAAATACTGTATATTATAGTGTTTATAACGATGCTACAGACTTTGCTGGTGCTGGTGCAGGCGCAGTAGCAATTTCAGACCAAATACAAGGCATTAAAGGCTTTCGTGAAAACTTAATTGTGTTTACGCAAAACAGTATTCACAAGCTTATAAATATTAATGATGCTCAAAATGTTCGTATAGACCCTATTACCGAAAACGTGGGTTGTCTAAATGGATATAGTATTCAAGAATTTGGAGGTGATCTAGTGTTCTTAGCCCCTGACGGTATTCGTACTGTTGCGGGTACAGCAAGAATTGGTGACGTAGAGTTAAGCTCTATTTCAAGACAGATTCAAGAAATTGTAACTGCTCTAACTACATCTACAAGCTCTTTTATTATTACAAGTGATGTATTGCGCTCTAAATCACAATACAGGCTTTTTTATTCTACGATAGCTCAAGACCCCAGTGAAGCCAAAGGAATTATTGGAACCTTTACAGGCCAAGGTTTTGAATGGTCTGAAACAAAAGGTATTCAGGCTTTGGGTTTTGCATCGGGCTTTAACAGCAATGGCGTAGAAGTTGCTTATCATGGTGATAAAGACGGCTACATTTATAACCACGACACAGGCGATTCTTTTTTACACGCAGGTTCAGAAGCTAATATTTTTGCGACCTATCAAACTCCAGATATTGATTGTGGTGATATAGGCACACGAAAAACTTTAAAATATGTAAGAACTTCTTTTTCACCCGAAGGTAATTTGCAACCAGTTTTAAGGTTGCGGTATGACTATCAAGACGTAGATATACCACAACCTTCAGATTATACGCTTTCTGATATTCCGCTTCCTGCTATTTTTGGAAGCTCTATTTTTGGTACAGCAACTTTTGGAGCTAGTTCAGATCCAATGTATCGTCAAACAGTAGAAGGTAGTGGACATACCGTAAGCTTTAGAATTAGGTCAGATGATACTAGAAGCCCATATGCAATTAATGGTTTCTACATAGATTATATGCCATCAGGTAGGAGATAATAATGGCCCAAAGTTATACACGACAAAGTACATTTGCAGATGGCGATACAATTACTGCCGCGTTATTTAACGACGAGTACAATCAGCTTTTAAACGCCTTTGCGTATTCAAATACTTCTGAAGCTTCTACAGGCCATAGACATGATGGTACAGCAGGAGAAGGCGGCAATATTCATACGATTGGTGACTTAGATTTTAATAATAAAATTGTAGTTGATAGTACAAACAATCGTTGGGGCTTTTATGTAGAAGTCTCTAGTGCCGCAGTAGAACAAATTCGTATTCAAGACGGGGCTATGGTTCCTGTCACAGATAGTGATATAGATCTTGGAACGTCTTCATTGTACTGGAAAGATGCTTACATTGATTCAGTCACCACTACTGGTAATATTGCTATTGGTGGTAATCTTACAGTAACTGGTAATGCAACGATCTCTGGCAACCTTACGTTTGGTGATGCTGATACAGATAGCATTACTCTTACAGCAGATGTAGCCTCTAGTATAACTCCAGACACTGATGACACTTACGATCTTGGAAGTGCTTCAAAAGAATGGCGAGATCTTTATATTGATGGTACTGCAAATATTGATAGTCTTGTTGCAGATACAGCAGACATTAATGCAGGCTCTATAGATAATACAACTATTGGCGCTACTACAGCCTCTACAGGTAATTTTTCTACTCTGTCTATTGGTGGTGTTGCAATTACGTCTACTTCCGCAGAGCTAAACATCCTTGACGGTGTAACGGCTACTGCAACTGAACTAAACATAATGGACGGCGACACAGCCGCTACATCAACAACGCTTGCTGATGCTGATCGTGTTATTGTAAATGATGCAGGCACAATGAAGCAAGTAGCACTTACAGACTTTGAAACTTATTTTGAAACATCTTTAGATACTCTTTCTAATGTTACAACTGTTGGGGCTTTAAACTCTGGTTCTATTACTTCTGGTTTTGGAGCTATTGATATTGGCTCAAGTAATATTACAACAACAGGTACTGTTTCATTTGGAAGTCTTACAGACGGTGCAATTACAATTACGGCTTTTGTTGACGAAGATAACATGGCCTCTGATAGCGCAACGCTTGTACCTACTCAACAATCTGTTAAAGCTTATGTAGATACTCAAATTGGTGGTTTATCTTCTAGTCTTTCAGGACTTTCAGATACTAACATCACAACACCCGCTGATGGGGCATTGTTGTTTTACGATACTGGTACATCTACTTGGATTGACAACGTAGTATCAGGCGACATAACAATTGCTGACACAGGCGTGGCGGCTATTGGCTCTGGTGTTATTGTTAATGATGATATTAATGCTAGTGCGGCTATAAGCGTTTCTAAGACAGCTTTAGTAGATGGAACAGGTCTTACCCTTACTGGCGATACTTTGTCTGTAGATGCTTCTCAGACGCAGATAACAGCGGTAGGTACAATTGCTACAGGTACTTGGCAAGGCACAGCCATTGCAGATGCTTACGTTGCTGACAACCTGACTATCTCTGGTGGCACTGTAGACAACAGCGTTATTGGTGGTACTACAGCGGCGGCTGGTACGTTTACGGATCTGACAGCATCAGGGG